GTATGCACTCAGGATGTTGAGCAAAATGTACAAGGAGAATGAGCGTGCCTTTTGTGAAGACGCACCAACCATGCAATGACTGTGGTTCAAGTGATGCTCTGTCGTACAACGACGATGGCTCTTCATATTGTTTTAACTGTCAAGCGTATAACACGCCTGATGTTGCACCGACCCATACGGAGGTAAAGGTGGAAGCAAAATCATTGGATACAGACGCGAGCCATGCGTTTGATAATACCCAATACCGAACGATCCTAGACAGGGGGATCAATTCCGAAACAGCTAAGACATATAAGTGTCTGTTTGATGGGAAAGACTACACGTTTGGATACACTGATAGCCAAGGCAAAGTAGTTGCTACCAAGACTCGGACACCTGACAAGGACTTCTTTATCAACGGTGATTGGAAGTCAGCTCAGTTGTTTGGACAACACTTGTTCAACAAAGGTGGTAAGTTTGTAACTTTAGTTGAAGGTGAGTTCGATGCAATGGCTGCGTACCAAATGACGGGATCGAAGTTCCCTGTTGTTTCAATACGCAACGGTGCAGCATCTGCTGTAAAAGATGTGCAAGCACAGTACGAGTGGTTGGATTCATTTGACACGATTGTTATTTGCTTTGACGGAGATGAAGCAGGTAAGCGAGCCGCTTCACAAGTTGCTGAGGTATTCGGTGGTAAGTGTAAGGTGTTCAAGCACAAGAGAGACTTGAAAGATGCTTGCGACTATCTCAGCACCAAACAAGACGGCTTGTTCCGTGAGCTATGGTGGCAAGCAGATCAGCATGTACCAGATGGAATCATTGTTGGGTCATCGTTACTTGAAGAAGTGCTGCGTCCAATTGAACCGTCCGACTGTGACTATCCTTTCGACGGGCTGAACAAACTGACATATGGTATCCGTAAAGGTGAACTGGTTACGATCACAGCAGGATCAGGACTTGGTAAGTCTCAGTTTGTGCGTGAGATTGTGTGGAGTGTACTCAACAAGACGGAGGACAATCTAGGTCTACTGTTCTTGGAGGAATCTGTACGCAAAACCGCTTTGTCAATCATGTCTCTTGCAGCTAACAAGCCTTTGCATCTACCCGACTGCGAGGCAACACTTGGAGAAAAAGAAGATGCTTTCTTGGAGACCCTCGGCACTGACCGTATATATCTATTCGATCATTTCGGTAGTACCAGTGTTGATAACATTATTAGTCGAGTACGCTATCTTGCCAAGGGACTGGGGTGTAGTTATGTATTCCTCGATCATATTAGTATCGTGGTGTCTGCTCAAGCCAGTGGAGATGAACGAAAAGCAATAGATGAGATAATGACCAGGCTACGTATGCTTGTGCAGGAGACCGGCATTGCACTGATTGTTGTGTCACACCTAAAACGTCCTGACTCTAAGGGACATGAAGAAGGTGCGGCTACATCACTGGCACAGTTACGTGGTTCAGGTTCTATTGCACAGCTCAGTGATATGGTGATAGGATTAGAACGTAACGGACAGGCAGAAGATATTAAGGAACGGAATACAACTCGCGTCAGAGTACTGAAGAATCGTTTCTGTGGTATCACTGGCCCTGCTTGTAACCTACTGTACAGCCACGACACTGGCCGTATGAAAGAAACAATTGATGAGGACGATTTGTAATGAAGGTATTGGTACTCGACATTGAGACCAATCTTGCGCACGCTACGATATGGTGTTGTGGTTGCCACTATGACAACTACACCTCTATCTATACAGATGCTAAGCACGTACAAGCATTAATAGATAAGTCTGATGTAGTGGTAGGACATAACATCATTGGGTTTGATGGGCCAGTATTGTCACGGGTTTGGGGAGTCAAGATTCCCCTCTCCAAAGTTCGTGATACTCTGGTCATGTCAAGGTTATGGAATCCACAACTGGAGGGTGGTCATAGTCTACGTGCATGGGGCGAAAGGCTCGGTGATTTTAAGGATGACTTTACTGATTTTGATGGAGGTTACACTGATGAGATGGCTGACTATTGTATGCAGGATGTCAACGTAACCGTCAAACTATATGACAAGTTGTCAAGAGAATTGGAATGCTACGGTCACTCTGTTGATCTTGAACATCAAATTGCACACATCATGAAGAAGCAGGAAGACCATGGATTCAAACTCGATGAAAAAGAAGCTATCTCTTTGTTGGCTAAACTTAAGGATCGAATGGCTTATATTACTGATCACTTACAAAATATATTTCCTCCGATTGTGGAAGAGCGTTGGTCAGAGAAGACGGGCAAGAGACTCAAGGACGGGGTTGCCATATTCAATGTGGGGTCACGTAAACAAATCGCAGAGCGTCTTCAGGAGCGTGGTGTTGTCTTTACTAAGACGACTGAGAAAGGTACTATCATAGTTGACGAAGGTACGCTCAAGGCTATTGACTTACCTGAAGCACAACTGATTGCAGAATATCTGATGATACAGAAGCGTGTTGGTTTGTTAGACTCTTGGATTGATAACGTCAAGGATGACGGTAGGGTACACGGTAGGGTGATCACTAATGGTGCTGTGACTGGACGTATGACACATCAGAAACCAAACATGGGACAAATCCCTAATGTCAACAGTGAGTATGGAGCTGAATGTAGGGCTTTATGGAGGGTAACTGACGGGAATGTTCTTGTCGGGACAGACCTTTCTGGGATCGAGTTGAGATGTCTAGCTCATTATATGCAAGACCCTGATTGGCAAGAGGAGTTATTGAATGGGGACATTCATCAGAAAAACGCTAACGCCGCAGGTATCGACAGACCTACTGCAAAGACGATGGTCTATGCACTCCTATACGGATGTGGGATTGGGAAACTATCAACGATACTTGATACAAGTAAACGGCAAGCTCAGAGGACTCTCAGTAACTTTTATAGCAATACCCCTAAGCTCAAACAACTTATGGAGAAGGTGCAGACGGTGGCGAGCAAAGGGTATGTACCAGGCTTGGACGGTCGGAGAATACTGGTCAGATCAGAACACGCAGCCCTCAATACCCTGCTTCAAGGATGCGGTGCTATTATTGCAAAGCAATGGTGTGTTGAAGCGCACCAGACATTCAAGACTAGAAAGCTCCCTGTTAAGCAGGTTGCGTTTGTCCATGATGAAATACAGATTGAAACAGAGGAGAGATATGGCGAAGAAGTTGCGGCAATCATGGTTGACTCTGCCCGTAAAGCGGGGATTACCTTGGGCTTTCGATGTCCAGTAGATGCCGAAGCAAAAATTGGTAAAACATGGTTTGACACACACTAAATTAATGTGTTATAATATAGTTACTTCCTTACAGGAGAAAAGTAATGAGTGAAGTATTTAAGTTAGAGAATGTGGAACTGTACTGGCCGTTCCTTTATGAGCGCAACCAACTTAGTAATAAGTTTCAGGTTGATTTGTCTAACCTAACTGACGATCAGATTGCTAAGATCGAAGAGGCAGGTATACAGATTCGCAACAAGCAAGACGATCGCAATGCGTTTGTCACTTGTAAATCTTCCAACTACGAGATTACACCATACGACAAGAACGGTGATGTGATTCCTGCAACGACTAAAGTGGGCAACGGCTCTAAAGCTAACCTCATGGTTAAGCCTTATGGTTGGAAGTCACCAACAGGTCAGAAGGGCATCTCCCTTGGGATTGTCAAGATGGTAGTAACTGACTTGAATGAGTACACTGGTGGCGGTGTTGATGTGTCTGATTTAGTGGAAGCGGACGACACACTGTGAAAGCTCTGATTGACGGTGACATCCTTTGCTATCGCATAGGTTTTGCAACCAACAATGATTCCGAAGATGTTGCTATCAGAACGATGGCTTCATTCTTGGAAGATATGTTGATGCACGATATTGATTGTGGAGAGTGGACAACTTACCTCACTGGTAAAACCAACTTCCGGCATGAAGTCGCCGTCACTGAGAAGTACAAGGGAAACCGTAAAAAAGATAAACCTATCCATATCAATCTACTACGGGACTATCTTGTATCCTCATGGAATGGTGTCGTCTCTGATGGAAACGAAGCTGATGATGAGATCGCAATTGCGGCAACCTCACTAGGTGACGAATCTATCATTGTTTCTCTTGATAAAGATTTTGACCAAGTGCAGGGATGGCACTACAACTTTGTTAAGAAGAGCAAGTATTACATCAAACCAGAGGAGGGGTTGCTTAACTTTTATATGCAGTTCCTCGTTGGAGACAGAATCGACAACATCATTGGTGTTGACGGTATCGGCCCTGTCAAAGCGAGGAAGCTATTGGAAGGCAAATCAGAACAGAAGATGTTTGACATTTGCGTAGAGAAGTTAGGCAGTGTTGAAAGAGCAGTAGAGAATGGACGCTTACTGTTCCTTCAACGCTATCCTAATCAGTTATGGGAGCCTCCATATGAAAACACAGAGCGCGAAGGCCAAGGGCAGGAAACTGCAACAGTGGGCAGCGGAGCAGATTCTTCTGACGTATCCGCACCTGGAGAGTGATGATGTTCGATCAACCAGTATGGGTGTTAGTGGTTCTGATGTTCAACTTAGCCCTCTGGCTCGCAAGTCTTTCTCGTATGATGTCGAATGCAAGTCGCTTGCGAGAGTTGGAGTCTATCGCTATGTTGACCAGTGCAACAATAGAGGTGATGCACAGCCACTTGTCATCGTTAAAGAAAACAGAAGAAAACCTCTCGCAGTAGTTGATGCAGAGCATTTCTTTGAGTTACTGAGGAATCAGAAATGAAACACATGGTCATACCTGACACTCAAGTTAAGCCGGGACATCCGATTGAACACCTGAGATGGGCAGGAGAATATGCCGTTGAGAAGAAGCCTGACGTTATCGTACACATTGGAGACCACTTTGACTTGCCCTCGTTGTCAACCTATGACGTAGGTAAGAAGTCATTTGAGGGGCGTC